CTTCCACGTTGATGAGGAAGAACTCGATGACGCTCAGGTACTTCACCTTCACGTCGCACTGCATGTAGCCCAGGGCCACCCGCGAAGGCGGGTTGTTGGTCTTGTCCAGGACCACGCTGAACGCCGCGCCGCCGTTAGCGTCGCCGATCATGCCCTGCTGCTGCAGGTTCGACAGGAACGCGCTGATGGTGTCCTGAGCCTGCTGGCGCACGGTCGGGCTCTGCAGCTTGCCAACGAAGCCGCCCATGCCGCCGTTCAGCGTGTAGGCGATGTAGTTGGTCATGCGGGTGTAGTTGTCGCCGTGCACCATGGGGTTGCTCGACGTGTTGTGGCCGAAGCGCGCCCCGAAGTAGCTCCCGCCGGGCACCGGGTTGGTGATCAGGTCGATCCCAGCCGAGCCGAGCAGCTGGAGCTCAGCCGAGCTGTACTGCTGGTTCGCGTAGGTCTTCTGGGTGCCCACGATGCCCTGCAACTGCTTGTTGAGCGTGCTGTTCTGCGGGCTCAGGTTCGCCAGAAGGCCAGCGATGAACCCCTGCGGGCTGATCAGGCGCAGCTGGTTGTTGTAGGTGTCCAGCCAGTAGACCCAGTCGCCGAACAGGAGCTTCGCGGCGTAGCTGTCGACACCAGCGGTGCCCTTCACGGTCACGGCGTTGCTGATGGTGTCGCCGGACGGGCCGGTGAGGATCATGTAGATGCCCTCGGCCAGGCCGAAAGCGATCTGCGCAGCCCACGAGGTGCTGTCCGAGGCGTCGGCCAGCATGGCCACGCTCGCCCCGGTGTTGCGCAGAGCGTACATGCCCTTGCGCGGCACGGTGTCGACGCCCAGGAGCACCGAGGAGGTGATGGTCGAGGCCCCGTCCGTGCCGGTGGCCAGGGTGTAGGTCGTGGCAGTCGACACGGGTGCGGTGACGCCCACGCCGGCCGAGGCCACGATGAGCTGAGACGGACCGCGCAGGGCATTCGTCCCGCCGTTGATGGCCGCAGCGATGGCGACCCACAGGGCGTTTGCGGTGAGGCCAAGGCCGATGTTGTCAAAGCACTCCGGCACGAGCCCAGGGGCGGCGACGACAACCTTCTGCGTGCCACTCTGAGAGCCGGGGCCCACGGTGACGGTGATCTGGTTACCGAAGGTGCCGGTGTACTTGCTGGTGAAGGTGATGCAGTTGGTCAGGACCGCGATCAGGGCCGCAGTGTCGGTGCCGTCGGTCACGCGCACGACGTGGAAGTTGTTGGCTCCCTGCATGACGGCCGCGGCCAAGGCCGTGCCCATGTCATAGATCCGGGCCATGACGGGGCCGAAAATGGCCGCGTACTGCGCCAGGTTGCCGACCACCGTCGGGCTGTTCGTGGGGCCCCAGCTGGCGGTGCCGACGATGCCGAGAATGTTGGTCGGCACGCCGTTGATGTACTGGGTCTGGGGCGGGACGATCTGGACGTAAAGGTCCGGCACGACCAACGCGGTCGTGTTGATCTGGCCCTGCTGAGTCACAGGCATGGCTGGCCTCCTCTATGCGATGCGCATAAAAAAGCCGCCCATGAGGCGGCTTTCGGCTGTTGTTGGTTGGTCGCGGAGCCGTCAGGACTTCGCGCGGGCCTTCGGCGCATCAGGCGCATCGGGGACATCGACCTGCACCACGTTGGCGTGGTTCTCGGAATCCTTGATCTCGGCGATCAGCGCCGGGTCGGTGATCTTGTCGCCCCTGGTGTAGGGGCCAAAGTCGTGGACAACGGTGAGTGCGAGCATGGCTTTTCTCCTCAGTCAAAAATCGTTGCGACAGGGGTGTAAGGCTCGACGCCCGCGACGGCCGCACTGACGCCCAGCTGGGTCTGCGTGATCTGCATGTCGTTCTCGACGAGCGTGGTGGCATACTCCACCGAATAGAGCAGGTCGCGCCGGTAGAGCCGAGCCTTCTGCTTGTCGTCGATGATGTGCGATGCCCGGTACAGCAGGCGCGCTGCCGTCTGGTCAGGCATCGTCAGAAAAGCGGTGTCCTCCAGGGCAATGTCCAGGGCCTGGGCCACAGCGTCACGGTGCGCCGGGCTGTCGGCCCACACCGTGAGCATCATGATCCGCTCTTGGCGCCGGATCTCCATAACGCTTGTGCCGGCCGCACCGACCCTGGCCGCGGTCAGCATGGCGTTGCTCGGCACGGTGATGACAGGCCCGACGCTCGATGCTCCGGGGATCAGGGCCGCAAGGCCCGTAGCGATGCTGGAGAGCGTGTTGCCCGCCTGCACGGGGTAGACGTAGGGCAGCCTGTTCACCATGGCCATGACGTTCTGCGGCGTTGCCACTGTTCCGCCGATGGTGATGGTCTGGCCAAGAATGACCGCCGTCAGCGTCTGCACTGCCTCAATGGCCGTCTGCCAGTTGCGCAGGTAGCGCGTGGTGTTGCGCTCAATGTCCGAGGCGAACACGCTGACGTGCACCTTGCCCGCAGCCAGCCCCTTGGACAGCTTGAGCAAGTCATCGTCCAGGGTCGAGGCCGTGGGCCAGCCTGCATAGACGATGGCCGGGACGCCCACACTGGACGGCGACCCGGTGCCCTGCGGGTACAAAACCTGGGCGCTCTTGGACACGAGCGCATTGAAGACGTCGGTGATGTCCGCCATGGCCTATGTCTCCGCTTGCATGGCCGTGATGCGCCACCCCAGGTCCGTCAGTTCGGCGCTCGAGATGATGTAGCGCCTGGCCAGGTCGTCGTTGATGATGTCGCCGGTGCGCAGGGCCACCCCGCCGGGAAGAACCGGCAGCAGAATTGCCCACCAGGGAATGCGCACGTCGCCCGGCAGATCCACGGGGCTCTTTTCACCTTTGGTGCCTTGCAGGATGCTGGCCGCGAACTGAGTGACGAGCGAGGTCTCGGTCGCCGCGGTGTTTCCTCCGTAGCCGACCGCGCCAACGCCCGAGAGCTGTTGCGGCCGCAAGACATCCACTGTGCGGTTGCAGCCGACAACGAAGATCGGCAACAGGTCCTGCAAGCCAGCGATGAAAAACACAGAGCCGTCAGGCTGCACGAGGTAGTCGCCAACCGCCAGCAACGAGCCGTCAGCCAGGCAGTACCACGTGGCCTTGCCGTACTTGTTGGGCTTGCTGTAGCTCATGTCCTCGGCGTTGAAGCTGGCCAGGAGCGTGCGCAGCAGGTTGCCCGGAGCGATGGCAGCGGACAGTGCGGCCGTGGGCCGGTACTGGCTGCACGGCAGGCCCAGGCGCTGGGCGGCCTTGGCGTAGCCGCCGTTGATCTTCGCCT